CGCCCGCACCGGTGAGCCCTCCCGAGAAGTCCTGTTCGCCACCGCCGCTTCCTAGCAGACTGGCGCCAAAGAAATTGCCAATTTGGCTGAAGACTCCTTTCACCGCCGAATTCACAAATTCCGCGATGATCGACTGAGCCAAATTGGCCAGCGCCTTCTGCACAGTTGTCGTGCCTATGATGATACCGGTGACGGAAGTATCTATGGCGCGCTCGATCGGCGCGACCAAAGTTGTCCCACGCTTTTTTGTTCGCTTCGGCGAGTTTGGTGTCGAGCGCTTGTACTTGGCCGACATATTTTTCGTAGGCAAGCGCCTGTTCCTCGATCAGCTTTTGCTCAGTCCGGACATCGTTCTGTGCGGCGTTGAGCTTCCTCTCGTAATAGGCCTGGTCATAAGACCATTTGAGGTCGAGGAGATCTTGCTCCTGTCGGACCTGCTCGGTGGCCGAAATTTGGCCAAGTGCGGCCTCGTCATTGATCGCCGCCTTGTAGTTGGCGAATTTTGCATCCGAGACCTTTTGATCGGCGTTGAGTTGGTCGAGCTGATTGCGTTCCGCTTGCACGGCAAGCTGCTTTTCGAGCTCGTAAATGTTGCGTTCGACCGCGAAGCGGGCGTTCGATCCGGCTTCGGTCAGCGCTAGCTTGTCCTGCCAAAACGCCAGTTCCTCGGCCTTTGATTGGCCGAAGAAGCTGTGCTCGGCCAACAGCTGTTCCTGCAGCTCTGCGCGCCAGGCTGACAGGTTGTCGGAACCGGCTCCGCTGCGAGCAGGGGCGGTTGCGCTCGAGCGCCCAAATCCCAGGGCGGCATTGCGGCTGTCGGCGACGTCACCGTTTGGCGTCAGGCTCTCGCCTATCGCCCCCACAACGTTTGCGGCCTTGGATTGCAGCGCGCCGATGCTCGATCCGACCTGCGCAGCGGCGGTGTTGATCTGCGACTGCGCCTGCTGAGCGGCGGCTCCCAACCCCGCGAACTGGGCCCGCATCGCATCCGTGGCCACTTGAACGGAATTCGACGCAGCCTCCATTCCTGATTGGAGGTCGTCGGTTTGGGCGCTGATGACGACGCTGGTTTCGATGTCGGCCATGATAGCCCCTCAATGAGGTGTGCCCCAAAGCGTGCTGATTTCTCGACGCTTGTGTCGCTCCGCGAAATCTAATTGCCGTTTCTCACCCGGCGACGTAGCTCAGAAAAATCGAGCACCACCCCGGGCAGTCCGGTATGAACGTCGCCCTCGCCAAACCCGGGGCCGAGCTCGGCAAGGATGGCTTGGGGATCCGAGCTTACCGCGCCGCCCGGACTGAAACCGGCCGATGGCATCCGCCTGCGCTGATCTTTTCCGACGCCGAGATACGCCCCGACCAGGACATGAACCGGCGGATGCTCGACCCAATATGACGCGAGCTCATCGAAATCGAAGAGCGTCATTTCGTCGATGACGGGATACGAATAGCCGCAGGCGGTGGCGAGGAGGCCATAGATATGTCCCCAGCCGTCGGCGCTTCCCGGACTTAGTCCGATGGTAGTCCTGCGGCTGTCGAGCCTGCCCCCGGGCTGGCCCCGGGGGCCGACGCTTCCCCCAGGCGGTCATCGCACAGCCTCAACCCTGAGCCGGTAAGCACCGCATTCAGCACAGCACTAGCATTGCCAAGATCGAGCAGGTTCTCGACCATGTCTGCCGTCGCCTCGGGATAATTGCGTTGTAGTGCCACGGTGACAATTTCGACGAGCACGCTGATCTGTGTCTCGCCCATTGATGCTCCGATCTCGGTCAATTGGCGCACTTTGGGCATCAGCCGCCGGAGCTGGCCGAGAGTGAGCGGCGGAACCAACCAATCCCGGCCGCCCATCGCAATGGTTACCCCGGGAAGCATCACTCCACCGTACTTAGATAGCCGATCGTTCCGGAAGCATCAGCGAAAGCCGAGAAATCGAGCTCGTGAATCATCCAGTCGTCGACCTTGGTCGGCAATGACAATTTGTCGGCCATGCAAGCGTTGAGACGCAAGGCCGTCCCACTACCGGCGTAGTTGGTATAGAACGTCGCCTTGAAAGTCGGCGTCGTCCCCATCACCTGGTTCGTGATGGTGAGTTTGCTGCCCGACGTCGTTAGGTTGTAAGTATAAGAGATCAAAACGGCAGCACTCGCATCGGCGGACGCAAAAGTATAAATGCCTGTAGCGAAGTTTACTGAGTACTGACCGGCTCCAGAGGGGGTCGCCACTCGATTGAAGCGCTTACCGCTGACGGCGTAGACGACGCCAAGATCGTCGTTGTAATTGGTAGCGTTGGCGACAGTCACTGTGTAAGGCGTTACAGCCGGGGTGCTGGCAGCCTCGAGCTGGGATACTGCGAATTGTCCGGTAGCCGGGGTGAGGCCAAAAAAGATGTCGGAATACAGCAAACCAAGGATCTGGGCGAACTTTGCCTTACCGGTGATCTTGCCCTGTCCGCGCGCTATCGCCACGGGGAACTGAAGCTGCCCGTACAGCGGCTTATCGGTCCAATCGAAATCAATCTGGATATCCTGGAGCACGCCGAACTGGCGCGGACCAATCCCGGACCCAGTCACGTCGGTGCGTTCGCCCCAGACCGCACCCGAGCCGAAGCTCAATTGCATGTCAGATACTCCCTTTTCAAAAGCCGCTTAAGCATCTCCTTGGCGCCATGGGCGACATTCCAGGCCTGGGTATCGCGAGCGATCGCCGAGCCTGGGAAGTTGTCCTGCCACCAACGCTCGATCAGCTGGTCGATCGAAATAGCCCCCCCTCTCGGCGCGGCAGAGCTTTGTTCGATCTCCTCTGGAAGAGGCGCGCTTCCTTCAGATTTTTCCACAGCCATCGGGATACTCCTACGAGCAGGGTTCATTACAGAGGCGAGAGAAACCACGAGTTCGGGTGCTTCTCTCTGCCGTCACGAGGCCTCTTCGCAACGGGACCGTTGGAATTAAACTAGCAATTTCTGAGGCAGGATATGAACTCGGCTGACCCGCCGGTGATCTGGACGACGGTGTTGAATGCGCCCCACGTCACAACGTCGTCGACGCCGAAATTCTGAGTGTTGACGGCGTGGATAAGTGCACCGCCCGTATGCGTGGATGACAGCGAAATCTCCACAACGTACATACCAGCCCAGCTGAAATTTTCCTGCAACGAGCCGAATTGGAGTGTGTCGCCGTAAATCGGCGCAGCGACATCTATCTGGGTAACGTCCGACCCGTCCCCTATGATGCGTATCTGGCCGTTTATGATAATTGGTGATTTGAATATTAAGGGGCCGCTGCCAAGGCGATCGAGCCCGCGCCGCCCGCAGAATTGACAGCGGCTTGTACGCATTGGGCATCATCGCCACCCCCACGCAGCGGATTGCCAGCTGCGTCCTTGAAATCGGCAGCATAGATCATTTGACTTTCCCCGAGAAGAGTCGCGCCGCGGCGGGCTGCAGCTTTTCAGTCGTGTGGAGGCGCGCAATCAGATGCAGAGAATCTCGATCGGGATTATGGCGACGGCCTGATCGCCCAGCACGCCCTCATCAGTCTCGACTTTGCCTTGGATGTAGGCGTGCTGCACCATCGTTGGCAGACCGAGGTTCTGAATGCCCGTCGCCGGCGACGGCGCGAGCGCTTCCTCGAGCGCGTCGAGCAGTGGATTCAGAAGCATTGCCGGCGCCAAGTAGGGATCGCTGGAATGGACGTATATATGGAAATCCGCGTAGAGCGTCCAGGCGATCGGCGCCCCAAGCGCCGTGGTCACAGCGTGCCCGCCCTTTTCGCTCATGAACAGCGCGGGCTGCTCAGCCGGAGCCACGTCGGCCCAATGTCGCAGCCGCCGGTTCGCGCTGGCGAAGGTCGCCGCACGGGCCCCAAGCGCCCAGAGCGCGCCATAGATCGACTCACGAACGATCATCGGCCGCTCTCGACCACCACGGACCTGTATCCCACGCAATCATTGCGATACTGCCTCCGCCAGAGCCGCCTCCACCTCGTCGCGGATGGCCGGCGCGATGTCCTCGAGCGCCGAGCGCAGGAAGGAGCGTTCGGGGAGATCCATGCGGCGATCGTAGGCTCGCACGCTGATCGCCTTCTCGGCGATCGGCCGACCAAAGGCCTCCCTGATCCGCCGGAGGCTGGCCCTGACACTGACCGTTCCAGCAAAACCGTATTCCTGTGCGCCGGCATATCGGCTGTCGGTAAAGACGCTCGCGGTGACGGCGCCGCCGCTCTGATCGACCTGGAGGCTGACGCTCGACCTCAGTGATCCGGTACGGCTCCTGAGTACCTGTCCGCTCAGCTTGTCTTGCTGAACGTGGCGCTGAAGCTCGATCCCGAGCTGGGCGATCCCGCGCAGGAGCCCCGAATTGATTGCGCCAGGCAGTGCGCGCAGTCGCTCCAGCAACTGCACGTCGCCAACAAGATAGGCGGTGATCACATCGCGCCCGTGAGTGTCGCCGCATCTGTTTGGGTCGGCGCCGGCATCAGGAATCCGATGATCGGCGCGACGATGCGGTATTGCTGGATCAATGTCTTTATCGAGTCGCTCATGTCTTTTTGCGAGTACGAGACGGTCTCGCCGCCGCCGATCGCTCGCGCAACCTCGCCAATACGGCTGCGTTCGCGGTAACGCAGCGCCACGAGCTCGATACAGGCTTGAGCTAGCTCGGGTGGTGTCACCGCATAGCCGGCAGTATATCGCAGGGTCACGCATCCGGCCGTACGTGGCACTACGTACCCCCTGATCACGAGCTGCGTCGGGGTAAAGAGGTACCCCGCTTGGGTCGCAAAGGTGCTGAGGGCGGCGATTCCGGGTGGTGCCGGTGGGGAAGCCGAGATCGGCGGAATCGTCAGACCATTGACGACGACGAGGCTGACGGCACTCACCGGGAATGCCGCGAACTGGTATCGCATGTCGTGGGGGCCGAGCGCGCTCCCGATACCATCCCGAATCTCGATCCAATCCTGCGAAGGGATCTGCCGGTTGAGCCACGTCTGAATGAATTGGCTCGCCGCCGTGATCAAGCGCGTCAACAGCGCGTCGTCGGTCGTCGGAAAGGCACTCTGCCCCGTCTGCAACCACGCCTTGACATCAGCGAGCGTCGTCAGGTCACCGAAACTTGCCCCAGGGGAAGCAAGAGTGGTCATTACGCGTGTCCCGGCTCGTGATCCGCCGCCGCGGTGATAGCGCCCCACATACGAGCGATCGGAGTCGCATGTGCGGCGATGTCGCCGAGCGTTGCCATCGCCACCTTCTCGCCATAGGCAGCCGCGAGGTTAATGACAAGAATATTAGCGAGTCCTTCCAGCGCAACTGGCACGCCGAGACGTTGAGCCGCAGAAAAGAAAGCGCGGTTGATCTCTTGCATCGCCTTGACCACGGGGTCGTCGGCGGTCACCGCGATAGTCATCGTGTCGTCGGTTGTCATCGCGTTACCGCCGGCGCCACGTCGTCGTTCTGCACCGACGCAACCGCAGTTTCGTGGACGACATAACCTCCATTATGGAGCAGAGGTAAGGCGACGTCGCGAGGTACCCGCACGACCCCGTTGAGGTCGTGCGGGTACCGCTCCGTGCCGTGCCCAATGGCATCCCACACCGGGAAGACGGCCCGCAATGCGACTAGATCAGACACGGAGGTATCCCCTTCAACCCAAATCAGAGATGGTTATGAATGTGGATCAGCCATTGGCAATATTGCAGATGACACCCATTGCGAACGGCGCATAGACGGCTAGGACTTCCTCGGCATAGACACCGACTTGGCGCTGGCGCGTAACAATCGGCCAGTCGATCTGATAGTAATCTTGTCGGGTCTTGATTTCGGCGACGTTCGGTACCTCGTTCGACTGGTACTGGATCGGAAGGTTCTCCGCCCAGCCGATAACCGTGCCGGGGGGGACGCGCGGATGGATCTTGATCGGGATCCGAAGCCCGCCATCGATGGCGAACGGATTATAGTAGAACTGCACTACCCCGGATGCTGTCACGTGATATTCGCCATGGCTCCCGTCTGCCGGCGAGTCGTAGCGCAGCAGTGGCCCAGACGCGTTCGATAGCACTTTGCTGGTGATGTTCTTTAGTTCTTGGGAGTTGACGTAGAGTACTGTCGGCGAGAGCTCGAACTCGTCCCACATCTTCTGGAACATCGTGTCGATTTCCACGACCGAGCCGCGGCCCGAGGCGGTCAGCGCAGTCCCTGTGCCGGCTGTGCCGGTCGGCATGATATTGACATAGGCGTTCGACCCAGGCTGCAGCGC